GGATCAACGATATCGATCAGTGCGCCTACGGGTTACGTAAAACCCTGGACCGTTTCCCCGGGGTGGAGGCGCATTTCATTGGTTGGGATTTCAGCCATTTGGTGCGCCGCGAGGTGCGGTTCACGAAGTGGTGTAAGTCCACCACCGACTACTACAAGCTGATTGATTTCGATATCGGGTTGGCGCCGTTGGCGCCGACGGTTTTCGCCCGCTCCAAAAGCCACATCAAGTGTTTGGAATATGCGGCGTTGGGGATTCCGGTGATCGCGTCGGATGTGGCGCCGTACCGCGAGTTTGTCATTGATGGTGTGACGGGCTGGCTGGTGCGCCGCGACCATGAATGGGCCGCGCGGTTGCGGGATTTAGTTGAGGATGAGGCGATGAGAACCGAGATGGGTAAAAAATCGCGAGAACTAGCATCTCAGTGGACAATCCAAGCAGGATGGCAGGACTGGGAAGCTGCCTATAGGAGCGTTCTGTGAGTGCCGTAGTTCCATGTGCTCATTGTGGGCGGGAGTTTCTTTCTCGCGTACCTACGCGAAACACTATGTGCTCAAAAGAATGTCGGACAAAGTCACGGCGTGTTCTCTGCAAGTCACGGACAGTGGATGCATGTGAACGGTTTTGGTCAAAGGTTGATAAGTCCGGCGGTATGGATGCATGTTGGCCCTGGATCGCACACGTGAGTCAAGGCGGCTATGGACGCTTTCGCATCAACGGCGAAAGTGTAACTGCATCCAGGCTTGCTTATGAATGGACGTTCGGCGACAGTCCGCCACAAGTAGATCATCGGTGTCGAAACCGGCTGTGCTGCAATCCGAAGCATCTTCGGCCTGCTACGCAAAAGCAGAACAACGAAAATCGTTCTGTGCAGCGTAATAACACAACAGGTGTTCGCGGTGTTCATCCTGGCGATGGGAAGTTCGTTGCAGCGGTGCGGCACAATGGTAAGAAGGTTTATCTCGGAAGTTTCGAGACCGTGGAGGATGCTGCGGTTGCCGTCCGCGCGAAGCGGTTAGAGTTGTTCACGCACAACGAGATTGATCGAGTCGGTGGATAAGGTTTTCATCGTCGTTCCCGGTAACACCGTCACCGGCGGCCCCGAACTGTGCCACCAGCTGGCTGACACGCTCAACCAGACGGGTAAACGCGCGTTCATCCTCTACTACCCGTTCAATGATCAGTTTGAGACGCCGACACGCTACCGCCGCTACAACACTTACACCGCCAGCAGGGATGATGTTGAGCCGGGTTCGATTGTGGTGATGCCGGAGGTGTACGGCAGCCTGGTCGGCGACTTTCCTGACTGCGTCGTCTATTTTTGGTGGCTGTCGGTGGGTAACTATTTCAAGATCGTCGCCCCCACCAACCTTGACACGGCCCCGTCAGCTAACGTGAAGCGCCGCGAGCTGCAGGAAATCCGCCGCCACGCTGCCCGGCATTTGTATCAGAGTGATTATGCGCGAACGTTTTTGGAGTCTATGTCGATGGGGCCGACGCACCGGTTGTCGGATCAGTTGGGTGACGGCTACCTGGAGGCGATCGCAGCGCCGCCGGGCTGGCCGCGCCAGGATTTAGTGGTCTACAACCCGGCGAAGGGCTTGTATCGTACCCGCCCGATCCTGGGGGCGTTGGAGAAGCAGTTCGGGCCGAAGCTGCGGGTGCTTCCGCTTGCGGGCATGAACCCCTATCAGCTGCGGAACATCCTGGGTCGGGCGAAGGTGTACATGGATTTCGGTGGGCATCCGGGCAAGGACCGGTTGCCGCGGGAGGCGGCCGCATACGGGTGTTGTGTGGTGACGAATCGGCGCGGCGCGGCGGGTAATTCGGTGGATGTGCCGATACCGGATGACTGCAAGATCGACGACAAGAAACCGGGTTTTGAGCGGCGCGCAGCCCGCAAAATCATGGCGTTAGTCACTGATTACGACCGGCAGGCGCCGCGCTTCGACCCGTATCGCAAGGTGATCGCCGCCGAGCCCGCCGCGTTCGCGGCTGATGTTGCCGCCGTGTTCCCGCAGGGGGTGTCATGAGTGCGCCGTGGCAGTTCACCGAACCGTTGACCGGAGACCCGTTCTTCACGCCCGCCGACCTGGCGCACCGCCTGCAAATCGACCCCGCCACCATCGATGATGGTGTCGCCACATTGTTGGCGCAGTTAGCGTCCGACGCGGTGCGGGAGGATTTGCGGCTGCAGGTCGACTTTGTGGCCAACGAGACGGTCACCCTCTACGGGGACGGCGGGGAAATCCTCGTGCTGCCGCAACGCCCAGTCACCGCGGTCACATCGGTGACGATGGCCGGCCAAGCGCTCACACCGGTGGTGGTGAACGCCACCAGCTCGCTGCTCATGTATGACTGGCGGCCAGACGGCCGCCTGTACCGGGTCGTCTACGGCGGCAACTTTTATGCCGGCGAACTGTACTTCAAATGGCCCAACGGTGTCCCCGTCGTCATCACCTACTCGCATGGCTGGAAGTTCGGGCCACCAACCCAGTTGCAGTCGGTGGCGCTCGAGTTGGCGGCCGCCGCCTACTCCAATCCTGAGGTGACGGATTCGGGGCGGGTCGGGTTCGTGCAGTGGGAAACCAGAGACAAAGGCATGAATCTGAACGAGACTCAGCGCCGCACCCTCGACTACTATAGGCGTCTTAATATATGACGGAGCGATGGTTGCCGGTCATCGGCTATGAAACCCTTTACGAGGTATCGGATTTGGGAAATGTCCGATCGTTGGACCGGCTTATTGTTCATAGAGACGGGCACACACAGCGACGCCGTGGCAAGAATCTCGCCCTTGCCCTGAGCGAGGAGGGTCGCCCGTTGATTACCCTGTCCCGCCTTGGCAAAGCCAAACCATCGAGGGTTCAGACCTTGGTATTGGAAGCGTTTGTCGGTCCGCGCCCAACTGGCATGGTGTGCTGTCATGCCAACGATATTGTCACCGATAATCGGCTGACGAACCTTCGGTGGGACACGAGAAGTGCTAACAACTTTGATGCTGTCACCAATGGAAGGAATCAGCAGGTCAATAAGACCCATTGCCCCGCTGGACACAAATACACAGCCGAAAATACGTGCGGCGGCAGTGGAAGCGGCTGAACGTCTGATGATTCTGGGTGGTGACACCATCACCGTCATCAACAACGGCGCGGTCACCGGCTACGACGGACTCGGAACCGCAACGTATGCCCCGGATGTCACGGTGGTCACGGGTTGTTCGGTGCAGGAGCACCAGTCGCGGCGCGACCTGACGAACATCACAGATGTGGAGTACGGCAGGTTCCGGGTTTTCGCGCCGCCGGATGCGCCGCTGAGGGGGACCAGCCTGGTTGTGATCGGTGATGTGGGGTGGCCGCCGCCGGAGGGCACGCTGATCTGGCAGTCGGATAGCGAGCCGATGATATGGCGCAGCCGCCACGGCACCGCGCACCATCTCGAATGCTATTTGAGGGAGCAAATCGGATGAGTCGATACCGTGTCGTGCAACCCTGCATCTTTGTCAAAGATGGTGCGGCGATCCACCATCAGGAGCCGGGCGCCCTCATCGACCTGTCTGACAAGCAGGCGGCGGAGTTGGGTGACGCTGTCGAGTCAGTGTCGCCGGCACGCCACAAACCCAAAAAGGCTGCGGCGGTGAAGGATTGGTCTTTGCCAGCCGCGGACTGCGCGCTAGGCGAAGACACCGATGGCGAATAGCACTGACACTGAGATAGCCGCGGAAATCGTCGCAGACCTGACCCGCGACGAGGAGATCCGCTCCCTGCCGCGGGTGGTCGCCGATAAGGCAGCCAAATACGCGAAAAGCATCGCCCCGGTCGGCGGCACCGTATCCGAAGACCCGCACCCCGGCGCGTTCCGCGACTCCATCGGCTCCCGAGACATCCCCGAAGTTCACGGAATGCCCGCCGCGCAGGTCTACTCCGATTTGGAGGCGGCGCTCTACATCGAATACGGCACCTCTCGAACCCCGGAGCACGCCACGTTCGCGAAGACCGCCGACCACTTCAAAAACGTTGAGGGCGTCGAGCTGGGGGTTGGGGCCGACAGGTTCCTTGAAGGTTTGCCGGCGGGGATCGACACCTCCGGTGCTGGCTGGTCGGTGCTGCAGGAATGACGGCAGTCACGGGCGCCGCCACCCTCACCCTCAACACGGCGGCAACCGAGTGGGACACGGTCTGCACGCTCTACCCTTTGCAGGCACCCGACGCCGAAGAAGTCCTGATCGCCTGGTTGACACCGCTACGGCCAGGCGCCACCGCCGCTTCCCGGCAAGCCGGCGACCCGCTTCCCTTCACTCTCATCACCCACATCACCGGCGCCGAGATTGTCGACTCAGGCACCGCCGACCTCGTCCTCTCCGTACACACACTCTGCGATAGGACGTTGGGTTTCGACGCCGCGAAAACAGAGGCGCAGCGCACCCACCGCCGCATCCTGCAACTCGCCCGCCACCTCGACGACAACAGCCAACTCACCCTCAACAACGGGCAGCAGGTCGGCGTCGACTACATCAAAATCACCGAATCCCCGGTGTGGGTGCCCTATCAGGACACACGAATTATCCGCAAGGTCGGCCGCTACACCGTCGGCTTCAGCTACGCGCCAGCCATTTCCACCTAAGAGAAGGAACACGCCATGACCCAGCCACTCACCGGAACCACGTGGGAACCCGGCGGCTTCAACAGCCTCGACAGCCGCTTCTACCAGCGCGGCGGGCTCGCGGCCGTGCTGGTGCGCGACAACCGCGGCTCCGCCACCAACATCAGCCCGTGGTCGGCGACGAACTGGCCCAGCGCCCCCACCTACAACTGGTCACCGTTCGCGCAAGACGGCCAGCTCCGCTCCGATTTGTTCGCGCAAATCCTCAACACCAGCGGGCAATGGCAGGTCAACGCATCAAGCAATCAGGGCTTCTATTTTATCGGCGCCTTGGATGAGAAAGGTGGCATGGACCGCAAACCCGCCGTCAAACACGACGACGCCATGATCCTCCAATCCAACTTCCCGTTCTCCTCCGACATCACCGGGGAAGGCATCACCGTCAGCTTCCATCCGGTGCAACCACTCAGCCCGCTAGTGAAACGGCTGCGGATGAATCTGCCGCTGTCCGACGCTGCCGGCAATGGGATGGTGGAGTTGCCCGGCATCAACCCGTTCATGCTGTCCAAGCCAGTCGAGCCCGGTCTGCAGGACCGGCAGCTGGTGTTTGTTTTCGCCCGCAAAGTGGAGGGCGCCTGGATTTACACCGCCGAACTTTATCCGTTGTGCCGGTTGACCGACATCGGGAACTACAAGCGCGACAAGGTTTCCCCCGACAGCGCCCCGCTCACGTTCACCATTCTGCCGGACCCGTTCTACATGGATCTAGACCCCTCCGCCGACCCCGGCACCCAAACACTCGTCCCGGCGCTGTACGGCGAAATCATTTCCGGCCCCGGTTGGCAGCAGGTTGGCGGCGGCCCCGTCATGGTCGGCACCCCAGTGGCCACCACCACGAGTACGACGACCGCAGAGATCGAGTTGCCGATGGTTGTGGGCGGGAAAGCGCCGATCACCTACACCGCGCTCAAAGCCGTGTCCCCGTACACGACGTGGACGGCGGCCACGGTCGGCTCGGCAACCCTCAACGCGCCGACGGTAGGCGATGTCACGCTGCACCTGACCGGTTTGACAACCGCCACCGCCTACGAGTTCAAAGCGGTCGCCACCGACTCCACATCTCCGACGCCGTTGGTGGCGACGTCGGCGGCCACCAACATCATCACCACCCTCTAAGAGGTTTCACCCCCTTTTGCCGCCTGGGTGGGCGTTTGCGGCATCGGCGACGCCCACCCAGGCTTTCCACCACACCACACACCGATGCCATTTTAAAAAATTGGAAGGAACCCAGCCGATGCCCCCCAAGTCCGATGCCGTGCAGCGCGCCCGCGCCCAGGCCGGCGCCTACGACAGCGTCTTCGCGTCGCACCAACTCGACCTCAACGACGGCTTACCGCCCCTCGTGATTCCGCCGCACCCCAATCTGCGGATGCTCGACGACGACCAACAGCAAGCCTACGAGGAACTGATGTTTGAGGTCGAAAGCTACGACCGCGACCCAGATATCTACATCCCCGAGCAAACCCTTACCAGCGGGGTGGTGCTACCTGAGGCGACGCGGCGCGGCGACCTGCTGCTGCCCTACCGCAAAGACGGCAAGCTGGTCAAGCCGCCGCACAGTGTGCGGGTCGTGCAAGTCTGCCTCGGCGACGACGCCTACAAGCGCCTTAAGGCGGCCGGCAAAAACGCCTCCGACATTTGGAAAATCTGGAACCAGCAAGGCCTGGAACTCACCGAACGGCAGGACGACGATCCCAAAAGTAATGGAAGCGCAAGCCCTCTGGCGTGACTACCCCGGGGAGATAGCTTCCGACCTGTCCCGCTACCACCGGCTGCGGATCCGCGATTGGCATCAGGGCGTCATGTGTTCCTACGAGCTGCTGGAACTGCTCGAGTTCATGCCCGATGAGGGTGCTTTCAAAACTGCGGTGCGCGACGGGGAACCCTCGGAGCGGGATGAGGCGATCCGGCAGATCGCCAACGAAACCGCGGTGCTGCGGGCGGGCATGGTTCCCGGCGCCTCGGGCGACGACTACGGCTCGCGGCTGTTCATTCCGAACTACAAGCGGCGTGAGAATGCCGAGCAGGCGGCGCAAGCTTCAGAAGCCCGCGACTCGCTGACCCCCCGCGTCGATAGAGAGGACTAGATGGCCGCCATACACATTGATGTCCTGACCCACATAGATGAGCGGTCAGCGGCGATGGCGGCCGGCGCCCTGAAAACAACATTCGGGGAGGCAGGCCATGAAGCCGGCCGGGCGTTCTCAGAAAACATGGAAATATCCGGTCGGCTGAGCACTCTAGGCAATGCCGCCGGGATGGCGTTCACGACAGCGTTTAAAGCCGCCGCCCTCACCGGTGTGGCGACCATCGGAGCGGCCATCGGGGAAGCGTTGGGCACCGGTTTCAAGCGTCTGGAAGCGCTGGATGAGGCCAAGGTTCGGATCGAAACATTCGGCGGTGATGTCCAGGCCGTGATGGCTTCAGCGCAGGCGGCCATCGCCGGCACCGCCACCAGCATTGTTGACTCGATGGATTTAGCGACTAAAGCGATGCGGGCGGGTGTTAAACCGGGCGAGGATATGGTCCGGTTTTTGCAGACCACCGAAAACGTTGCCGCGATGACTGGGCAGAAACTTGAGGAGGTCGGCACGCTGATGCTGCGGATCGCCGCCCGCGGCGGCGACGCCGGGGAACTCATGACCAAACAAATCACGGCGATGGCCACCCAAGGCATTCCCATTGTCCGCGACCTCGCCCAGGCTTACGGCGTCACCACAGACAAAATGACCGACATGATCAAAGCGGGCCAGGTCGGTTTGCCGCAATTTGAATACTATGTGCGCACCCATATGAGCGGCGCGGCGGCTGCTATGGCTGAAACTATCGGCGGCCAAATCACCATCCTGAAGAATAATCTTGCTGATTTGGGTGCGTCTTTCATCGCCGAAGCGTTCGGCTCCAAACAGGAGGACGCCACCAAACGAGTCGCCGAAGGCGTCAAAAAGCTCAACGACAAATTACTCGATTTGGGGAACTGGGTTCATGAACACGGGCCCGCTATCCATAGGGCGTTTGAACAGCTTGGCCACATTATTCAAACCGTGTTTCACAACGTGTCGCATGAAATCGAGAATTTCAAGCATGACCTCGCGGGCGTGTTGGGGGTTATGGCGACTATGGATGAAGCGTTAGCGAAGTTGGGGGACACCGCCGCCCGTAATGAAGCCCAGAAATTTCGGCGGATGCAGGAGGAGCTGCGAGCCCAGTCCAAGCCGGGAGAGCCATCCCCCCCGTCGCCGCCGGCCGGGCCGTGGCGGGATCCGGCATCCGGTGGGCCGCCGGCGCTGCAACCACCGACAGAAGGCGGCAAGGGTGGGCTGCCCAAAGCCCCCGCAATCCCCTACGACTCCGCCTACGGGCAACCCCCGCTGCCCGGCGAAAGCAAAGAACACTACGAGCACCGCCAAAAACTGTTGGAAGACCAGCACAAAATCGCCGAAGACCAGGCCCGCCTCGACCAGCTTTCCAAGGACCACAACGCCACCGCCGAAGACATCCAGAAAGCCAAAAACAAGCTCCTCGAGGATGAGCGCAGGTTCTACGAGGACCAGATGCAGACGACGCGCAAAACCCAAGACTCGCTGGACGAGTTCGGGGCGCACCTCGACAAAGACCTGGGTATTAGTAAGGGGTTGGCGGGGATCGCCGACAACCTGGTCAGGTTTTTGGGGGCGCTGGCGATAGCGCCGGGGATGGCCGCGCTGGGGCAGCAGGCCAGCGGGGCGCCCAAGGGTTACGGCGGCCTGATCGGCATGGGTGCGCTCGGCGGCCTGTTCGGCCCTCAGTACATGCCAGACTCCGGCGGCGGCGGTGGCGGTGGTGGCGGTGGTGGCGGCGGCCGCGGCGGCGGCGGCTTAGCCGGTGTGCTCGGCGGCATGGCGGGCGGCGGGGCGGCGGCGGCGTCCGGCCTGGTGCGCGGCGCATCAGGACTGCTGCCAGTCACAGAGAACATTCGCACCGCGATGGACACAGCCTTTCCCGGTCACACCATCGGCGGCTACCGCGAAGACCCGGGATACCCCAACGAACACCCCGCCGGCAAAGCCCTCGATTTTATGATTAACAACACAGCTGAGGGCTACAACTACATAAGGTATGCGCTGAGCCAGCCGGGCGTCGACTATGTGATTTTCGACGGCCAGATGTGGTACCCCGACGGGCGCAAAACCCCCTACACCGGTCCCAACCCACACACGGATCATCTGCACATTCATGCCGAGCCCGGATCACGGCAGCCCACAATGCGCGGCGCTGGCGGTGGCGACGCTGGCGGTGGCGGTGGCGGTGGCGGAGGTGGCGGCGGCGGAGGTGGCGGCGGTGGCGGTGGTAAACCTGTCGTGCCGCCGAACGTTTCCGGTCCGGGCCTGAATTATGGTCCCGCCGCCGGTGGGGGCGGCTGGGGCGGCGGCTACCAAGGCGGCGGCGCCATCCCAACACCGCCCCCCGGCGGCGGCGGGCTCCCCGACGCCGCCCTCACATCAGCCCTAAGCGCCGCTGGCATCGACCCAAAAATGTTTCCCCTGCTCCTCGGATTCTCCGCAGCAGAGGGAAGAAATCCCAGCGGCGCCCCCACTCTGGGCTTCACCGATTCCCAAGCCGGCCCGACCCTACAAGGACACGCCAGCGCATTAGCCGCACAGATCAGATCCCGCCAATCAGTGGCAGGCCCCTTCCCGGCAAGCGGGTCACGGGAAGAACAAGCCGCCTGGATGGCCCGAGTAGTCGGACAAAGCGGCGTACAAAGCGACTGGCAAGGAAACAAGCAGCCGCCCCTCCAAAGCTACATCAGCAGCATCACTAGCCATTGGCCCAGTTTCGCCTCGGGCGGCGAAGTGCCGATCATCGCCCACTCCGGCGAACACGTCTTAAACGCCCACGACGTCGACAAGATCGGCGGCCAAAACGCCGTCTACGCATTCCGCCAAGCTCTGCACTATCAAGGCGGCGGCAGCGTCTCCGACCTGCTGATGGACACCCCGCAGCCGCCGCAACCACCACCCCCCAAATTCCCCGGTGCCCCCACCCGGGAAATCAAATCCCCCGTAGAAGGAC